GCTTCAGTATGCAGGACCGGAGGTGACAAATGAAAAGAATAAAAAGAATAATTAGAATCATTCTTTTAACTGTATTGTTTCTGTTATTGTATGTCCTAATTTCAATTGCAAAGGGGTGAAACTCTAATGAATGATAGATATTTGAGAAAGAATGCCGATAGATATTTGAGAAAGAATGCCGAAGAATATTCCGATCCAACAGTCTATAAAGCTATCAAAAATATTGAGGAGAACGAGAGGTTTCATAAACTTCTACGTACCATCTTCTATATTTGCGATATTGCTGGATTTGAAATTGAAGGTCGAATTGTGCTTGTAGACAAAAAGACCGGTAGGGTTTGGAGGTGATTGAAATATAAATACATATATTTGCTGAAAGGAGGGAAATTATGAACAGAGGTAAAAGAAGGCGCAGCACTGTTGGTCTTATTTTAGATTTTATTCTTACGATTTGTACGGGTGGGTTATGGCTTATTTGGATATTTATTCGGTATCTTAGAAATAACAGCTAATTAGTAAATCGCATATTTTTTGTTACTTATTTGCAATTTTTGTTCGTAAACCTTTTTAAATTGATATATTTTCTGCCCACTTTTATTTTGGGAAAATGGGCTTTTGGCCAGTTTTGTGAAATTTATGCCCACTTTTGGTTAGAATTTTGAAGCGTTTTCGGACGATTTTGGGAGAAAAAGTGGCCATTTGCCCACTTTCTGACCACTTTTAAAAACAAAAGTGGGCTTGAGAAAACCCAGTATTCATGCGGGTTTGCGGGCTTTCTGCCCACTTTCCCACTTTTTTTTCTTATTTAATTGCGATAAAAAGTTTAATAAATATATATAAATTAACGAAAAAAAGTGGGTTTTTGGCCAAGGGTATAAAAATGATATTTTCTGCAAATTTTATTGGTCATTTTTAGCTTCGCGAAAAAAACATGCTCTTTTATGAAGAGAGAAGGATAAAACGCGACAGCGTTTACTTTCTCTTTTCCGTTTGCTTAAAAAAAAAAAGAAAGGAGGTCCACTTATGGCAAGTAGTTCTAAATTAGAAAGAGACTTTCAATCAAGTCTGATTAAAGAATTAAAAAAGATATTTCCCGGATGTATGGTAATGAAACTTGACTCAAGTTATATTCAAGGAATTCCTGACTTATTAATTTTATACAAAGATAAGTGGGCCACCCTGGAATGTAAAAAAAATAGAGGTGCCAAGAAACAACCTAACCAAGAATACTATGTCGGACGTATGAATGAGATGTCTTTCTCGAGATTCATATGTCCAGAAAATAAGGAGGAGGTATTGCGTGAACTTCAACAAGCATTCAAACCTTGAAGGACAACATGCCTTTCTTGGTGCTAGTAAATACCATTGGATAAATTACGACGAAGCTAAACTAATTGAATCATATTCTAAACATATGGCTGCTCAAAGAGGAACTATACTACACGAATTCGCCGCTCAATGTATTAGACTCGGTCAGAAGTTACCCAAATCTAGAAAGACGTTGAATATGTACGTAAACGATGCGATTGGATTTAAAATGACTCCTGAGCAACCTTTATATTATTCGGAAAACTGCTTCGGCACAGCTGATGCAATTTCTTTTAGAAATAAAACGCTTAGGATCCACGATTTTAAATCTGGGGTTATTCCGGCACATATGGAGCAGCTTGAAATATATGCCGCTCTTTTTTGTTTGGAATATAGAGTTGATCCTTCGGATATTGATATTGAATTAAGAATTTATCAATCTGATGAAATCTTATATCATAAACCAACAGCAGAAGATATTTCTTCAATCATGGATAAGATTATCGCCTTTGATAAAATAATCAATAAAATCAAAGAGCAGGAGGGTTATTAAACATGAATCCCATTGCTGAAGATATTTTAAAACATTTCGGAGTTTCAAAATTAGACGGTGCTCCCGGGCCTGGTTCGGGTAGATATCCTTTAGGAAGTGGGAAAAACTCGTACCAACACAGCGGCGACTTTCTTAGTCGAATTAATAAATTAAAGAAAGCCGGCATGAGTGAGAAAGAAATAGCGGAATACATGGGATTAACAACTACTCAGCTCAGAACACAAATCGGATTAGCAAAAGATGAAAGAAGAGCTCTTGAAGTTGCCACAGCTAAAAGTTTAAGAGATAAGGGATATTCTCTTAATCAAATTGCAGAAAAGATGGGATATAAAAACGATTCCTCTATACGTTCCCTTCTTAATGAAGAAGCTGAAGCTCGCATGAATCAGGCTAGAAAAACTGCCGATTTCCTAAAGAAACAAGTCGATGAAAAAGGTATGATCGACGTTGGCGCTGGTGTTGAGCGTGAATTAGGAATTTCTAAAGAAAAAATGAATCAAGCTCTTTATATTTTGGAGATGGAAGGATATAAGGTTTATGGCGGAAGAGTTCCTCAAGTCACAAACCCTGGAAAGCAAACCAGTATCAAAGTTCTATGCCCTCCTGGAACCGAACATAAAGAGATATATGATTTTGGCAAAATTCATTCTCTTAGAGAATACTACTCTCATGATGGTGGTGAAACTTTCGATACCTTTGTCTATCCAAAAAGTATGGATTCTAAACGTATTAAAATTCGTTATGCAGAAGAAGGCGGGATAGAAAAAGACGGTTTAATCGAGATTCGAAGAGGAGTAGATGATCTTTCTTTAGGAGAATCCCGTTACGCACAAGTTCGTATTCTGGTAGACGACACTAAGTACATGAAAGGAATGGCTGTATATTCTGACAATATACCAGACGGATATGACGTCGTCTTTAATACTAATAAAAAACTAGGAACCCCTAAAGAGAAAGTATTCAAAGATATTACAAATGATCCTGATAATCCTTTCGGATCTTTGATTAAAGCAGGAGGTCAAAGTTATTATATTGACAAAGATGGAAAACGTCAATTGTCCCTCATTAATAAGAGAGCTGAAGAAGGGGATTGGGGTGAATGGAGTAAAAATTTACCCTCCCAGTTTCTTTCTAAACAAAGTATAACTTTGATAAAAAAACAGCTTGATTTAGCAACGGCTGATAAACAAGCAGAATTTGACGAGATCATGTCGCTAACGAATCCGACAGTTAAAAAAGTGCTATTAAAGTCTTTTTCTGATGACTGCGATGCCGCCGCTATACATTTACAGGCAGCGGCCTTACCAAGACAAAAGTATCAGGTAATATTACCTATTCCGTCTATGAAAGATAACGAAGTTTATGCTCCTAACTATAAAAATGGAGAACAAGTAGCACTTGTACGATTTCCTCATGGTGGAACGTTTGAGATTCCAATCCTAACCGTTAATAATAAACATGCTGAAGCTCGAAAGATTTTGGGAAACACTCCAGCAGACGCTATCGGAATTAACAGTAAAGTTGCTGCCCGTTTATCGGGAGCTGATTTCGACGGCGATACCGTAATGGTCATCCCTACTGGGGGTAAAATTAAAATCGCATCCACACCTCCTCTAAAAGGTCTTGAAGGATTTGATCCAAAATTAGAGTATGGCGGTAAAAAAGAAGGAACTTTCAAACTAATGAAAAACACCCAAACTGAAATGGGTATCATTAGTAATCTTATTACAGATATGACTCTAAAAGGAGCCCCTCAAGACGAAATAGCAAAAGCTGTTCGTCATAGCATGGTCGTTATTGACGCAGAAAAACACAAGCTTGACTACAAACAAAGCGAAATCGATAACGATATTGCTTATCTAAAGAAAAAGTATCAAGGTCGAGTCGATGAAAGCGGGCGTTACAGTGAAGGGGCTGCTACGATAATATCGAGAGCCAAATCACAAGTACAAATACCAAAAGTAACAGGTAGTCCGAAAGTTAATTTAAAAGACAAACCTTGGTATGATCCAAATCGTCCTGAAGGAGCCCTGTTATACAATAGAGTTATTAATAAGCCAGGTAAAGATTGGTATGATCCAACCGTGCCAGAAGGCGCTTACGTTTACAAACCACCGGAAACATACGTTGACAAAACAGGAAAAGTAAAAATAAGAACTCAAACATCTACTAAGATGGCTCAAACAGATGACGCATTTACTCTAGTGTCTAACGCTAATACTCCGGAAGAAAGAGCTTATGCTACATATGCCAATCGTATGAAAGCATTAGCGAATCAGGCCCGTAAGGAAATGATGAATACTGGCAAGATCGAATACTCTTCTTCCGCCAAGAAGGTCTATCAACAGGAGGTAGACTCCCTAATGGCTAAGCTTAACGTGGCTCTTAAGAACGCCCCTCGCGAGCGGCAGGCCCAGGTGATAGCTAATGCCGCCGTTAATGCTAAAAAACAGGCCCACCCCGACATGACGCCCGGCGAAATAAAGAAACTCAGTCAACAAGAGTTAACTAGAGCACGTGCCGCTGTCGGAGCCAAGAGGGAGCCCATAAAGATTACTGATCGTGAATGGGAAGCCATCCAAGCAGGAGCCATCAGCGAGAACAAACTCATGCAGATTCTAAATCACACAGACATTGATGATCTTAGACAACGAGCAACTCCAAGAAATACGACTTCATTAAGTCAGGCTAAGATTAACAAAATTTCTGCTATGAACGCTTCTGGTTACAGCACTGCCGAAATTGCTGATGCTCTTGGAATTTCAACAGCTACTGTATCTAAATACTTGAATGAAAAGTAGTGATCTATTTATACAAAGATGTATGTTAATAACATATGACTCATTCGAATAGTTCGCTTCTTGTTCGATGTAAAAAGTTATGATTCTAATGTTTACTTAAAGACCTCAACGACTACTCTACATTCAACTACTTTGAATAAAAAGAATTAATTTGCTTATGTGAAAACAAAATACAAGTTAAAAATGTTTGAAAACTTTAAAGTTATGATTCTAATGTTTACTTAAGGGTCTTAACGACTACTCTACATTCAACTACTTTGAAATAATGAAAGGAGTAATCTGCTTATGCGAAGAAGATGTAGGTTAACAACGTTCGATAATCCTTACGATCCATTTGACCAGTTCATCTCCTGGTTCTTGTTCGATATAGAAAAAGGTTATTATACTTGTTCGTATTTAGGAAGAATCGCAAGAACTTCGGATCAATTATCAGATGCAGAAAATGATATGGAAATCGAAAGAGCAATTGACGAAATCATTAAATATGATTTCAGAAACATATATAAGAAGGTCGTAAGAGAAGAAGTTAATACTTAAACGTAAACAACAGTCATGGCTCTTGGCAAATAGATGGTATAGAGGGGGGTATCGCTAAAACTACACCCCCCTCTGTCAT